GCTGCGGCGCTTGACCCTTTGATCCTGAAAGACTTGCGTGGCGGAGAGGGTATTCGCCAGCAAGGCGTTCAGCGTGCAGCCACTATGTCAAAAAACAAAACTGTTGACATGCTGCGCCAGCAAGGTCGGAACGACCTAGCAGACGCAGTGATGAACCGCACCATTGGCGCAAAAGAGGCGTTTAGCGTTATGCAGAGTGAAGCTGCGGCGGATAAAGCGTTTCAAAGGCAAAAGGATTTGGCTGCGTTTACTGCTGGGCTTTCTGCGCAAAAAGCTCCCAAAACATATGAGTTCCAAGCTGTAGTAAATGATCTTATGGCTGCAAACCCGAATATGTCTCGTTCTGAAGCGCTGTCATTAGCTTTGGGTAAGAATAAATCTGTAACCAATGTCCAGTTGGGAGCGGACGGCAAGCCTCAAAGCACGTTTTGGAAAAAAGTTGACGAAGATTTTGCAAAAGAGTTTCCTCAGCTTAGCGCTAGTGGATTAAGTAGTGCTGCAAGAAACGCCGCCACTATTCAAACTGTTTTGGATAAAATGGGAAATACAGAGGGTATGCAGTTAAGCGGCCCCGGACAAGCGCTTTTGGGAAGAATGGGTCGTGCATTATTCAACCCGGAGGCTGAAAACGTCAAAGGTTTAGTCGGGCAGGTTGTTCAGCAGTCTTTGCGCGAAACTCTAGGCGGACAGTTCGCTCAAAAAGAAGGGGAGGCCCTTATTCAGCGCGCTTACGATGAAGCATTACCCCCAGAAATGAACGCAGCAAGGCTTCGCGCTTTATTTATGCAGCTTCAGTCGATAGCTCAATCAAAACAAGCAATGTACGATTACGTTAAGGAACGCGGCACACTGGAGGGCTACCAAGGTCCATTGGTCGGTACGCCAACTAGAGAAGATTTCTTTGCCGTTATGCAATCGGCTGCTCCAGTTGACCAGTCTAAATTTGAGGTTAGCGGCAAGTACGATTGGAGTTCTTTTACTAGAGATCAAGCTGACGCACTGTCGGCAGCGGAGGTTGCCAGTATGAATCCAGCGGATTACGAGGCTTGGAAAAAAGCGGCGGGGTATTAATAGCGGTATGGATGAGCGTGAAAGAAAACTTCGTTTAATTGAAATTGAACGAGCTAGGGCGAAATCTGGCGCAGGAGTTCAGGTTCCTGAGCGCCAAGGTTGGATTAAAAACTGGCTAGGCACACAGCAGGGCGTTTTTGACGAGCCTCAGTCTGTTGGGGATATAGCTTTAGATGTTGCCGCCGCAACGGGAGCTGGCCTAGCGCGTGGAGCAAAGGGCATAGCGGAAACGCCAGAAGTTGCCCTGCGCGCCGCTCAACGCGGTAAAGAGGAAGTTTTTGGCCTATTAGGCGCGCCAATAAAAGATAAGACTCCAGTTTTTGACACCTACACGGGGGCGGCAATAGAGGGCGCAACAGGCGCTCTTGGTCTATCCGACGCGATGCAGTACAGGAGCGAAGGCGGCCTAGGCTCAATATCCGGACCCGGCGGAGAGTTTATGGCAGCAGCGGCTACTGGACCAGCAGGCTTAATGAAAAAGGCCGCGAAACTGTACGGAGCAGGTGCCGCAAGCGAAACTGCTGGTCAGATAATGGACCCTACGGGCTACGGCGATGTGGCTAGAATTGCTACGGGCCTTGCCTCGCCATCCGCTATGTCCGCAACCCGCAGGCCTGTGAGGGATATAGATGAGCAAACTTTAAAAGACGCTCAATTTTTAAAGCAGCGTGGCGTTGACTTTGAATTTTCCGACATTACCGGGGCAACCACTGGTCGCTCCGCTGGGCGATCTTCCCAGAAGTTTAAAGATTTTACTACTGCCGTTTTGGGAACGCTTGGAAACGTGCCAAAAGGCTCAATTAAGTCGTATGCAGATGAGGTACCTCTTGCCGTAGATACTGCTAGGAAAAAGTTTTTAAACGATATGTCCGAAGCGACTTTTGGAATAGATATTGGCTTCAATCGTTTAGAGCAGTCTAAAATATCTTCCGCAATGGAAAGGTTCAATAAGTCAAAAGGGCTTACCGTTGAGGATGCTGCGCCACAGGCTACCTTAAAAAAACTGCGTAATCGGTTCTTAAACACAAAAGAGAGAATTGGTCGAGACGATTATGTTTCGTATCGGCAGGATTTAAGCAGGCTTACGACTAACTCAAATCAATCAATTAGCACTGCCGCAAATAACTTGCTATCTGTTTTGGACGAAGCTGTGGACAGGACGCTTTCCGGGACTGCTGGTCGTGAAAAGTATATTGGAACATTGGCGTCCTCAAGAAGTAAGTTGCGAGACATTTACGCTCTGGAGGCAGCGTTAAAGAAAACAGACGACGGCATAATAATGCCCAAGGACTTGAGAGATGCACTGTCTCGTCAAAATTCACGGCAGTTCAGTTTGGGCCAGCGTGGGGATATTGGTGAACTGGCTAAGGCTGGGAATAGACTTATGCCATCCACTAAACGGCAAAGCTCCGGTGTTACAGCCGCAGATTTAAGGACAATGGGTGGCACGGCTGCTGGCGTAGGCGCGCTTGCTTCACTAATACCAGCCGATTACAGTACTCAATTAGCGTTAGTTACCGCAGCAACAACGCTTTCGCCCGTTGCCGTGCGCAAAGCCATGCAAACAGAAATGGGCCAAAACTATTTAATAAATAGAGCCTTGCGCTCAGATCAAGGCAAGCAGCTGGGTGAGGATAAGGTTAGGGCCGTTATTGGTCTAATGGCGTCTGGAATATCAAGCGAAAACGAGGACCAGCAATAATGGAACTTAAACCAAAATCACGCAGCGAAATTGAGGCCATTGTTCAGGACGCAATCTCAAGTGCAGTGGACTTCATTGAGAGCGAGATCAGCGATGACCGGATCAAGGCTCAGCGCTACTATGATGGCGAGGTTGATCTTGGCTATGAGGATGGACGCAGCAAGGTTGTAGCCACAAAAGTACGGGATACTGTACGTTCCGTGAAGCCAAGCCTGATGCGCATATTCCTCAGCACAGCTAAGCCCGTTGAATTTGTGCCGCGTGGCCCAGAGGACGTGGCAATGGCTGAGCAGGCCACTGAGTTTATGCACCACGAGTTTACCCGGCTGAACGGATACCGTGTCATCAACGACGCCTTCCAAGATGCGCTGGTCAAAAAGCAAGGTATCGTGAAGGCATACTGGATGACATATCCAGAGGCCGAGATTTTCACATTCACCGACCTATCCGACGATGAGTACACATATCTGGTGGACGATGACAACGTAACTGTGCTTGAGCATAGCGTTGAGATGGTAATCTCGATGGATCAGATGGGCATGGAGATTGAGTTGCCCGTGCATAGCGTAAAGCTAAGCCGCCAGAAAGAAATGGGTGAGCTGTGCATTGAGAGCGTCCCGCCGGAAGAGTTCTTCATCAACCGTGATGCACGCAGCTTTGACGATGCGTATATAGTTGCGCACCGCACAGACATGCGTGCTGGCGATTTGATTGCGATGGGCTACGATCCTGACGTTGTTCTCAAGCTGGATAGCTTGGAGAGTGGCTCAGAAATGACAGAGGCAGAGGTGTATGAGCGCCGTGGCTATGACATGGATACCTCTGACGATGATGAGCAAGACCCGGCAATGCGCAACGTCACTGTGACGGAAGCGTATATGCGGATTGATGCTGACGGAACTGGCGTGCCAATTCTGCACAAGCTCACATGCGGTGGCACTGCCTATGAGTTGCTGGACGTTGAGCCATGCGATGAATTGCCGTTTGCCAAGTTTGAAATCGACCCAGAGCCACACACATTCTATGGTCGCTCACTGGCCGAGATTGTCATGGATGACCAAGACGCTGCCACATCTGTGCTGCGTTCAATCCTTGATAACGTGGCGATGACAAACAACCCTCGCCTTGGCATCGTTGAGGGCGCAGTTAATATTGACGACGTTCTAAACAACGAGATTGGCGCAATCGTGCGTATGCGTCAGCCCGGCTCAGTTCAAGAGTTGTCCGTTCCATTTACTGCCGGGCAGACACTTGGCGCGCTGACATACCTAGATGGCCTCGTAGAGAGCAAGACAGGCGTTTCCAGAGCCTCAATGGGCCTCGACC